CCTCGTGAGAGGAGCACGGTGCTTTAGTACAACACCCCTTCTTTACAATAGAAGGCCCTACTACAAATGGAACCTCATCATGATCTCAAAATCTAGGAAGATTATTCATATCTCCCCAGAGGAGTACTTCTACCAAAACAAGGTAGGTGGTTACCCCCTGACGCGTGGCGTCGGAGCTGAGATTAGAACTGAGCAATTGCTTAGTTCTGAGAATAACTACTGGCCTCCAAAGACCAGTGGTCAGGATGTAGGTGGTGATTTCTTCACCCGGAAAGCGGAATTTCAGAATCATACTCCTGGCATCTATGATGCCAATAGTAGTCGAGCCCGTTATATAGGGCCGATGTATCCTGAAAGTCCGTCCGTTGCCCTAGCTGATGTCCTTAACCGAGTTGGTTTCGCGTCCTCTACGAGTTCGCTTGACCAGATTGGTACAAAGGCCATTGCTAGGTGCATACCGACAAATCCTGTTGTTGACGGAGCAACCTTCTTAGGTGAGCTTAAATCTGGCTTACCTAAGATGGTGGGATCCTCCATTTTCAAATCAAAGTTCAAAGACGCGCGAAAGCTCGGCGATGAATATTTGAATATTGAATTTGGTTGGAAACCACTAATTTCCGACTTGAAAGACGCTGCAAAGGCAGTTACGGAATCCGATAAGATTCTGAAACAGCTTGAGCGCGATTCTGGAAAGTTGGTACGTCGCAATTATTCTTTTCCTGATGAGACCGTGCAATATAGGAGCGATTACCCGTCAAGGTACTGTTGGTTACCCAACAATACTGCGGCGGATAGCTCTCTGTATGGCCCGGCGGGGACTCTACGTGTGGTTCATGAATATAAGACTCGCACGTGGTTTTCTGGTGCCTTTATGTATCATCTTAATATGGGGACTCGTCTCCGTGATAAGATTGATCGTCAGGCAGCAGAGGCTAGGAAACTTTACGGTCTCGAGCTAACGCCCGCGACTGTATGGAATCTTGCCCCCTGGAGTTGGGCCCTTGACTGGGAAGGTACAGTGGGAGATGTTCTCCACAATGTATCTCGCTTTGCTCAAGATGGCCTGGTAATGCGCTATGGGTATATCATGAAGGAGACGAAAGTCACTTCAACCTACAGCCTATCGGCAGGTCTACTAAAAGTAGATCACCCGTATAGTCTCGGTCTCTCTTTTACAGTCACTGCGACTAAGAAAGAAAGACGGAGAGCAACCCCATTTGGTTTTGGCGTAACTCCGACCGCGTTAACTTCGCGTCAGAACGCCATACTCGGTGCTCTTGCATTAAGCAAGGCACCAAGACGAGTTTAATATTCGTCAAAGACACTGACACCACCCATAAGGAGGTGAAGGTGTTGGGAAATCCGGGAGATCCCCGGTGCCCATCCCCTCAAACCGTAGGAGTAATGCCATGGCTTTCGCCGATCCCCAGTCTATCACGATCAATGCAGTTGCTAACAGCCTTCCTCGCACGAGTTCTGGTCCCAATACTGGTACCTTTACCTCGAACGATGGAGCTGTTAAGCAGACGGTTTCGCATGCCTATGGCAAGCGGACTCGTCGTACTCTGCGTATTGATCACCAGAAGGTGGCCGCAGACCCGTTCCTGGCCGGCACCAACACTAAGTACTCTATGAGCGCTTATGTTGTTGTTGACGTTCCAGTTACTGGCTACACGGTCACTGAAGCAAAGCAGATTGTGGATGGCCTTCTGGCCGCCCTCACTGCTTCCTCCGGAGCAAAGATCACCCAGCTTTTGGGCGGGGAGAACTGAGTTCTGTTGTTCTGGTGCTTGCGTTTGCAGTCCTAGTATGGGACCACTATCGCAGGCATATAGACTAAATGCTCCATATTTGGAGTGGCGAGTAAATGCTATGGCTATGGAAACCTAGCTCTGTTAGGAGCAGATTTGAAAAGCCTTATGTTACTCTGGCGGGAGGCAGCAGATGAACTTGCTGCCTGGTGTTGCACTAGCACCAGTCGAGACTTTCAAACAGTCTCGACTCGAGTCAAGCACGAAGGTATATCGTTTTTAACGATTACCCTACCGTCCTTTTGTACAGACTTCCAAAAAAGTCTCGCATCAGGACAGGTAGATCGCAACCTGTTTCAAGGATTTTCCTTTACAGGTGGTCTCCCCCGATTTCTTGGAGGTTTCCTCGATCTTGTGTTTGACCGTGGTACTGGTCGTCTTGTTGACAACCCTTCTGTTGATGCAATCTTTGCGATTCGTCAACTTACGTTGATGTTCGGAAAGATAGCGATTGAGTGCTCGGAAGAGCGCGTCGCTGCAGCTTTGGAAGGATATATCAATTGTGAGCAGTCAGTTAAAGACTCAGACAATGCTCGAACTCTCCAAGATCTGGATGAGTTCTCTGCAATGTCGAGTATGCTTTGGGATGATCTCTTTGCTCAGGTCAGCGGAAAGCTGGCTCTGGACGAAGTTCTCCCGAAGCATGGCCCGGGCGCAACAGCGGATAGACTTACCGGAAACGGTAAGTATAACCAGACTGAGTGGACCGGGAGGCTCGAAGGTATATTTCCGGCGGCAAGATTTCTCTTGCCAAATTGGAACTACCTGGATAACCTTAAAACCCTTAACTGGCTCGAACCTGGAGCAGAACGACCCGTTAGGGTCATAACTGTTCCTAAGACGCTCAAAACTCCACGTATTATTGCCATTGAGCCCACTGCTATGCAATATGTACAGCAGGGTATACTCGAGGCATTTACGGAATGTATCGACGCGGATGACACCGCTAGATCATTCATTCGATGGAAGAGCAATGTGCCTAATCAGCGCATGGCTCGTCAGGGCTCCCTAACTGGGAAGCTCGCCACACTCGATTTGAGTGAGGCATCGGATAGAGTTTCGAATCAGCTTGTACGGGAAATGCTGTTTAATCATCCGCTCTTGCAAGATGCGGTTGATGCTAGCAGATCACGTAAAGCTGAAGTGCCTGTCCATAACGGAAAGAAAGTCATCCGTTTGGCCAAGTTCGCGTCTATGGGTTCAGCGCTCTGTTTTCCCATGGAATCTCTCGTCTTTATGACGGTGATGTTCCTTGGTATACAGGATGCGCTAAGACGACCCCTAAACCTCGATGACATTAAGTCATTTAGAGGCCAGGTGCGCGTCTACGGTGACGATATTATCGTTCCCGTAGAATATGTGCGTTCGGTTGTTAGCAAACTTGAAACTTTTGGGTTTAAAGTAAATGCTAGCAAGTCTTACTGGAGTGGTTATTTCCGGGAGTCTTGCGGAAAGGATTACTATCGCGGAGAAGACGTTTCCGTCGTCCGCGTTAGGCAGTTAATCCCAACACAACCGAGTAGCGTTCCGATGAATACGATTGAGCGGTCCTTGTGGACCACTCAGACTATCTCTCTTGTTTCCCTTAGAAACCAGCTTTATAAGCGGGGACTCTGGAGGACAGTTAGATATCTCGATGACTACATTGAAGGGATTATACCCTTCCCTGCAGTCGGAGAGAATTCACCGGTGTTGGGCAAGCACAACTTCACTGGATATGAATCCAGTAGGATGTGTTCTGACCTTCAAATCCCTCTTGTCAGGGGATTTAAGGTGGTCAGTAAGCTTCCAGCCGATAGGCTAGAAGATGCTGGTGCCCTACTTAAGTTTTTCCTTAAGCGCAGCGAAGAGCCATTCGTTGACAGGAGACACTTAGAACGCTATGGGCGTCCTGAAGCCGTCGACATCAAGCTCA